GTGCGGCCTCTGGCCAGATTCGGGCCTTGCACCATGGTGCAACACTGCGGCGACGTCTGTGCGGCCTCTGGCCAGATTCGGGCCTTGCACCATGGTGCAACGCTGCTGACAGACCTTCTACCGGCCGATATCGGCCGATCTGAAAGCCAAAAAAAAAGGAGGAGCCGCTCCAATCTCTCGATTGGAACGACTCCTTGATTCACCTACCAGAAGGGGTCGAAGGCGGCCCACAGCTCGCCGGACCACTCAGCCTCTCCGTCCATCTCCGCTGTGTCTTGCTCGCTCATGCTCGGTTCGGTCGGAGCAGGTCATCCTGCCCCGATCTCCGCCCGAGTGGGGGCTGTTCCCCCTAGTCCCAGAGCCTCTTCAGCTCCGAGCGGGCGTCCCGCTCGGGGTCAGCGACTGCCTCCCTGACCCAGCCCTTGATGGACACTTTCACTTCGATGCTCAGCCCGCCAGAATCTTCTTCTTCTTGCATGGTACTCGGTTCGGTCGGAGCAGGTCGTCCTGCCCCGATATCCGCCCGAGTGGGCGGACCCGGAAGGGGCCGTTCCCCCTATCCCCCTACCACCAGAGGTACCGGATTGGTCGCCCCAGCTCCCGCGCCGCCGCCGGCTGGGCGTGGCTCCTTCGGAGGAGGGTCGCGCTCAGCCCTGCCTCCTTCGCCAGGTCCTTGTTCATCTCCAGGACCTCGTCGAGGTCCGCCAGGTGGAGGCTGCCGTCCGCGCCCCACTGGTAGAGGAGCTGCCGGGTGTCGCTCGCCTCCAGCAGCTTCTTCTTGGAGTTGTATCGGGTGATGCTCCCCAGCTGGGCCGGCTCGCCCCGGAAGTATCCGTCCAGGCCGCCCTCGTCCTGGCTGACACTTCCCTTGGACCAGTCGTCCCAGGTGGTCATCACACCCTCTGCCAGCCACCCCTTCGCGTACTGCCCGAGGGCGTACGCGAGGACGACGTCCGAGGTCGGGTCGGTGGGTGCCAGGTACATCTCCAGGCTGTCCATCGCCCGTTCCAGCTGGCCGGTGTCGGCCAGCTGCCCGATGACGTCCTCCAGGCTCAGATCTCGTTTGAGCCTGAGGGTGGTCACATTCGCGGACCCGGTCGACCGCCCGAAGTACCCGGACAGGTCCGGGTCGAGCGTGAATGGGAGCACGCCCGAGCGTATCAGGCTGCTCACATCCTCGCTCAGCTCCGGCGTGATGCCCCGACCGCCGGGGGCGCGCAGGAGCTTGACCAGGTCCACATCGATGCCTGCCGCCGTGAGCGCTGCGCTCACGGTGGCGTATACGTATCTCGCCGGGTGGCCGTCCACACCGTCGAGGTTGAGCTTGTGTTTCATGGCTCACATGGCCGCAAATCGCGACATAGCGTCCCTAGTCGGTCCCAGGGACCTGAGATTGATTTATGCGGTGTTACACGGATGCGCTTTCAGACACCGCCCGAGCGCCTTGCTTTGGTTTTGTCCACACCGGAGGCGAAACCGGTCCCCGAAGGCCCGTGGGCCGACTATCTGGGGTTAGGGTGTGCTTACCGCGGAGTCGCGCATGTCACTGGCGCCCCGTCCGACCACATATAGACTCACGCGCGAAGGTGTATTAAAGGTGTCGATGTTAGTGTGACAACATCGGTGTCGCACACACAACATTTTACTTATAAAGGGGGTCCAGCCAGCCACCCACACGGTGCCCGGTCAACTCTGAAAATATTGCCAAATTTCTACAGGCATATTGGCTATGTCACACCATATCACACCGGTGGGGTGAAATTTTTCGGTTCACAATCGGTCTGTTCTAAAAAAATATGGGAACCAAAATCTCGTCAGGCATACTGCCTTCGAAAGAGTTATATGGGCACGGAACGAATAGAAAAATAGAATGAAAGACCTGATATTGAAGTTGGTAATCATGTGGCTTGCGCTCGCATTGCTCTTTAATCCAATAAACGCGCTATTGGCTATTGCTGTCGTCGCAGGGATAGACTACGTTCTGTGAGGCAAGAGCAAAACATTTAAATACCTGCAGCCCGTGGCTTGGACAAGGAGTGAGATAGGAAAGGCTGTGATGGGAAATGAGTCCTATTAAACGCATCAGCGCCGTTTCAGCCCAGCATTCCCGTCTCTTTTCAAAGGAGTGGTACCGAAACATTTAAGTACACGTAGCCGCAAGGCTTATATACGAGATGTCATCTGTGAACCACGACCCGTTCGACCGCAGCAACGGAAATGGTTCACGGAGTGCAGAGGAAGACTGGCTCGACGAGAACAGCACGATTGCTGAGAATCAGTGGTCGACCGCTGAGACGACGTTTTACTACTGGGAGGCGAGCGCCAGCCAGCAGAACAAGTTCGAGGACCTGTACGCGACTCATCATGGAAAGGGAGAGAGCGACCGTCGCTCGACCATTCGGCGCTCATATATTATCAATGATGCACAGACATTTGCGAGCATCTTGGAGCTGTCTCGCATCGAGCGAGAGCGTGTCGTGAACATCGCACAAGAGTTGGACTTTTCCTCGACTAGATTTGGCGGCAAGCCATACGAGAAGATTCTTCTTGCGATTTGTTCACTCGTGTCTGACGAGGAGCTCTCGCGTCGCTTCGAGGAGGGGACAATTCAGGCCACTGCCACTCAGCAGCGCCTCATATTGAGTGAGCGGTTTCGGGATTTGATGGAGGTGAACAGTCTTGGCTCGAAGGAGCATAGCCGGATACGACAGCTGTTGCGCGATAAGACAGAGCTGTTCTAAGATATCTACCCCCATTTAAAGGCACAAGCTATTGTATATAAAGAACTTAAGTATCCCGGCGCATATAGTATATAAATGACACGCGTGTCTGAGCTTTAACAATGCCCAACAAAGAGAAAGACGATTACTACTGTAGTGCGAAAGTTCGAGAGGCACAGGTACCCGACGAGTGGGACCAGGACACCGGATATTGTGCAAACAGAGCTGGGTTTCGCACAGACCACGTCGGAGAGGGCAGATGCTATCTTCACGGTGGCATCTCGGCCAATCACGGGACGAACTATGCCGAGAAGCATGGGCTGTACGCAGCGCGGCAGAACTATTACGACAATCGCTCTTCCGCCGAGCAGGCCTGGATTGACGCGATTGTAGAGTCCATACTCGACCGAGCACCGTTCGGCCCTGAGCAGAAGTACAAGCTAGAGATGGTACGAAACGTCGCAATCGACATGCACAAGATGAAGAATGCGAATGACTACATTGACGAGAAGGGTGTCGTGCACAAGGACAAGACGGTCGGGTACACTGAGACGGGCACGCCTATCAAGATGGACGAGGAGAATGCCATCAACATTGCATACGACCGCCTCGACCGCTCTACCACGAGAAAGCTTGAGAAGCTTGGTGTACTGAATGACCCGGAGTCGCAGAGAGCCGAGGCAGAGCAGAACATTGCCGACGAGCTCAGCGAGCTTCGAAAACAGCGCGAACAGAATAACGGTGATTGAGGACTTTTCTGCCGGCTACTATCGAATCATGCTAGATGTGCAAGAACGTGATGGAAAACCGACAATAGCCCGAGACCTCTACAGAGTTATTGAGGAGGTGGTCTATTATGACAGCATGTCACCTGTACGGATGCGGGTAGGTCTCGGCCCAGGAGAGTCTTTTTCCGTCAAGTCAGAGAATGGCATGCCGGCAGATGTGCTGACACTGCCCGAATCACGCATCAAAAGCACCGGCGTCTCGAACGTCTATATTGTCAAACCAGGGTACAATCATGGTTGACGCCGAAAGATTGCTTGACCAACCGAGCTACTTTGTCGAGCATTACATTGGAATCGAGCCGTTCGAGTATCAAAAGGAATTTATGGACCACGACTCGAACAGAAAGGCGTTCGTTTCCGGGAGACAGGTCGGAAAATCTCGCTCAGTTGCGTGGTATGCACTCTGGAAGGCCGTCACATATCCTGGCAGCGAGATACTCATCACGGCAAAAGCGCAGCGCCAATCGATGGAGCTGTTCAACCAGGTGAAAAAGGAGATGCGGATAAGCGAGATATCGTCCACGAAGTGGGGCGTGCAAAAGGACACGCGAACGGAGATTCACTTTGGAAACGGTTCGAGGATTGTTTGTCTACCCGTTGGTCGAGACGGCTCGAACATCCGAGGATACGGTACCGACCTCGTTATCGTAGACGAGGCGGCGTTCGTCAAGAACGAGATATTTCAGGAAGTGCTTTCGCCCATGCTAGCCGTCGGTGAGAACGAGTTTATTCTTCTCTCGACGCCGTTCGGAAAGAAGGGCTTTCTCTACAACAAGTTCAATGACGAAAAGTGGTACAAAAAGCAGGTGCCATCGTCGGCCAATCCGCTCGTGGATGATGATTTCATCGAAGAGCAGCGACGCCAGCTGACGGCCACACAGTTCAAGCAGGAGATTCTCGGCGAGTTCGTCGAGTCAAGCGATTCGTTCTTCCAGCGTGACGAGCTCATGAATTGCGCGATAGATGAGCCAGTCAAGCGAGAGAGCGATGTGACGTTTATGGGCGTCGACCTGGCGGCACAGGGTGCAGACTCGTCCGTATACGTCTGCGTTGATGATGAGGGCAACGTGTTTCACGTCGAGAACAAGAACGACGCGCCGATGACCGATGCGATGGGCCGCATCCGAGAGCTCGACTCGTACTACGACTTCACAAAAATCGTTGTCGATAGCACTGGACTCGGCGAAGGTGTCGTCGACCAGGTGAAGGAAGACCTTGGTCGGAAGGTCGATGGATTCAAGTTCACGAACGAGAAGAAACAGTCTTTGTACAACACGCTCAAGAACACGTTCCAGAACGGCGAGATTCGCTTTTATCACGTGCCGGGTAAGAACGATATGCCGGGGAACAAGATGTTCAACCAGTGTCTAGAACTCACATACAGCTATACGAGCACCGGAAAGGTGCGAATCGAACACCCATCGGGCGGACACGACGACTTCTCCGATGCGCTTGCGCTTGCAATCTGGGCACGCAGCCGGAAGACATTTGCTCGTCCGGCGTCTGACGGTATGAAGCCGTTCAATTTGGGAAGCTTACGGTGACACAATGAATGCAACACAGAACAAGAGGTGGTAAGATATGGCAGATAGATTTGGACTAGACAAACTTCGAAACGGTGTACAGAAGCGCGCAGAGGAGCTCGCTCACGAAGAGAAAGCGCAGGTCCGCTCCTACGACGAGCCACGCCCAAACACCACCGAGGGGCCGTTCCAGCCGTTCACTTTCCAGGGCTCTGATTTTGACAGAACAGAGCCAGACAAGGACGAGATGCGGAAGTACTTCCGCCACTTTGAGACGACGCCATTCGTTCGAAAGTCGATTACGTCGTTTGCGCGACAGGTGATGGAGCCAGGCTACTACGTTGAGGCCCGTGACGGTACGGAGATAAGTGATGAAATGATAGGCGACCTGGAACACTGGATGACCCAGAGCGCAATCATAGAAGGTGAGTTTGGACAGGACTTCCGACAGCTCGCAAAGAAGGCGATTGTCCAGCAAGAGGTTCGCGGCACATCTTTCATCGAGATAGCACCGTACAACGATGACCCGGACATGATTGCCGGATTGAAGCTCATCAATGCGGAGACAATGGAGGCAGTGACGCGACCGGGCCAGTCAATTCTATTGCAGCCAGAGGATGTAGATAAATTTGAGTCTGCGCCTGCTGCCGAGTCGGGCGGTGCAGCCGCGTATCTTCAGGACCTCGGAGAGACCGAGACGTTTTTCGGAACACCAGTCTCGGGCCACGACCGTGGCATAGATAACGACCGAGACGACGATTTCAAGGTTGGCTTCAGAGAGGATGAGATAATCAAGCTCGCCCGTGATGCAGATGCTGGTGAAATATTTGGAACCAGTCGGCTCGAAGCGGTCAGCGACAGAATAGAAGGACTTCGACAGAAGCTCTCCGATAACGACAAAGCTATTGCAAGCAAGGCATATCCGCTTTGGCTGTTCATGTTTGGTTCAGAGGAGAGCCCGTGGCAAGCGAGCGATATCAATCAGTTCATGGAGGCACACGAGATGGAGAACTTCAACCCTGGCATGAAGCAAGGTGTCAGAGGTGACGTGAGCGTCGAGACGCTATCTGGAGATGTCGCCGAAATTTCTGAGGCGCTCAGCTTCGATATTGAGTGGATTATGTCCATCATGCCCATTCCCAAGTTCGCTATCGGGGCATTCTCTAGCGGCGGTGTGGGACAGTTTGGTGGCGTTGAGCAACAGCAGCAGACACAGCGTCAGATAAAGGACACACGACGTGAGATTGAGGAGAAGTTCACCCCCGTTCTACGACAAGTTGCGATGCAAAATGGTCTCGATGAGAAGACTGCTGACAAGCTTCGGTTGAAGGTCGGCTCGCCAGGCGAACCCGAGACAGAGGTGGCTCGAAGAGAGAACATCATCCGATACGTTTCGGGTAGCCAGGAAGGCTCGGCGGAAGGAACTGAGGACGACGAGAGGATGCCTGAAGTGGCGTCGGCTGCGTCGTGGCATACTGACCGGAGTGTTGCCGAGTTATCCCTCTCAGACAAATCTGAGCTGTCTGACGCCATCTTCGACATGATGCTCAGTGCACGAGACGACACGCTCGAAGAAGTGGCTGAAGAGTACGAAAATTCGCCGGCCTTCGCTGCTTCGAAGTTCGAGCGCGTTGCAAATGATGTACTTCGTCACCAGTTCTCGGGCTCACAGTTCGGCCGTCGAATCAGACCTATGGTCGAAGAGATGGTTGGAAGCGACAAGTCGTTCTCGCACTCGAACAAGATACGTTTCTTCGTTCAAGATATTGAGAATTCCACGGAGAATGCGCTTGAAGAGATGCTTCGGTTGATGCGGACACAGTTCCGGCGCGCTGCCAACAGTGGCGAAAGTGTCGAGAACGTTGTCGAGCGTGTTGAGAACAAGTACAACATCGCCAAACTACGAGAGCGGGCAGAGCTCATTGCACACATGGAAACTCGGAATGCAGAAGAGACGCTCAAAATGGAGCGGTTCGAGTCTGACCCGGATGTGGTTGGAATCAGGGTGTCGAACGACAACCCGTCAACGCCGCTCACAAAATCTATCGCTGGTGCAGAGATATATTTTGACGAAGAGAAGAGCATGAAAGAGCAGCTCATGGACTACACTCGTGAAGAGTTCTTACACAAGGGATTCGACCCGCTTCCGCGAGTGCCCCCATATCACTTTGGCGACACGACGAGCTTAGAGCCGTTGTACAAGTAACATAAAGTCCTAATATGAAAGAAATGAAAACAGTAAATTTGACGCCGCTGAAAAATGAGCTATCAGATGCATCGCTGCAGGAGTACGAGCTTGGAGAAATAGTTGAGGTTCCTGACGGAGCAGGTATTATTGCAGCTATGGCCGAAGAACCGTTCGAGTATCCAGCCGGCTCAGCTGATAGGGTAGAGCGCATCGAAGAAGAGGAGGAAATAGGCGATGATATGATGGATGAGATTGATGCGAGCGAAGATAATCCTGTGTACATTGTTGCGCTCCAGCGTGGCGGCTCGGTCGCAGTGACAGCTGATGAGATTGGACCAGGAAGCCTTGAAGGAGATAGCGGCGAGCAGATAGATACCTTTGAAGATATTCAGGATACTGACGACACGGGCGAGCTCGCTCCAGTTTACGATTATTGCGACGACCCAAACAGCCGAGCAGAGCTTGAATCGGCGAAGGTGGAGCTCATCAGAAAACAAAACGCTGCAGCTCTCGGAGAGTACGTCAACGACTCGGAACAAACGTTATCTGGACTGAGTAAAATGTCGAGCGAAGAGCTTGTCAATATACGTGGTGTGGATGACCCACACGTCGGCTTTGACGAGCTTCCTCCAGGATGGAACCGAAAGTCTGTGTTGCAGGCGTGGGCATCTGTTGGCGGAATGTGGCGAACGTGCTTTGCTCGAATGGTCCGTGTTCGTGGGCCGAACTTTGCGAAGCGTTGGTGCGCAGCACTGAAAGACGAGGTTCTCCGAACAGAAGAGTGGAGAGGCAAGTTCTGATATCTCCAAACCCTTGAATATACTGATTCCTTTAAGTATCCCGGCGCATATAGTATATAAGTGACGAAGCAGTATCCGGCAAGTTTGCTCTTTAGATGAGTGTTAACATTCACACTGTAGAATTCGAGCGCAGGGATGCGTATCTTTCTGAGCTTGATGAGCGCCCGCCGTACACGGTTCATGGCGTTGCGCTCGGCTCAAATGATGTGACGGTTGGGCAGAGTGGCATCAAAAAGCTCTGGCCAGCCGAAGCTCTAGAAAAGAGTGCTGACACACTTCAGGGAAGAAGTCTGGTTGTGGACCACAACAACAGCTCAGATGGCGTTGTCGGACAGGTTACGAAGGCTGGATATAAGGATGGCACCGGTGTCATCTACGAAGCTGAACTTTTCGATAAGGAGCTCGCCGAGAAGATTAGCAACGGATTGCTTGAGGTTTCTATTCGCGGAAAGCACTCCGACGTTGATAACATGGAAGAGAACGATGATGGAGCGAAAATTGTCCGCGATATTGTTTTCGACAATCTTTCCATCGTTCCAACAGGCGCAGCCCCTTCGAATACGATTTCTATTGGCGAGACGGCGGAGCTGTCAGTTGCACAGCTATCCAGGTTCATGTCTCAGCTTCAAGAGATAGACCCAGGCATGTGGGTTGAGTCTGACGATATCAAAGGAATCACCATCTCACAGATTCGAGATGGTCAAGTGGAGGTTGATATCTATGAGGAGAGCGATGGAACGTGGCGTTCAACAGAGGAGAC